AACGCGTTGCAATCAATAGTGCCTGAGCTAACCTGGAAAGCATAAAAAGATTCCTCGGCTAATAGAGGGAGTAAAAATGTGTAGCTCTGCACTATAGGGTTTGTAAAAGAATCAACCCCTAAAGGCATTCTAGTAATTGCCTTACCACACACCTACGAGAGGGTAGCGGCATTATCATTACTATTTGCCAACACAACCACTTCATACAAGCCGTCAATAGGTACCGAAATAAAACCCCCTGAAGTTACCCCAACACCAGAGTAAACCTATGGTTAGGTCGTGGGTTTGTTATCCACTAATGTTGAAGACCAAAAAGCATAACCTTCAAACGACTACTACAAACTGTAACTGATCTGAGGTTTACTCAGTTCAACCTCATACTCAGCAAATAGATAAGCAGTAGCATTAGTGGGTGATTACAGGAAGTAATTGATACGACCATAATCATACCACTTGAGATTCTCATTAACCTTGGTGGGTGACTCAGTGACGTACAATAATTGTGACTAGGTTGCCACAACTGTTGTGGCTTCCATCCAAATCTGTTTTGTGACAGCGTTAAGGTTGCTAAAGAAAGAAGCAGCGGTTAAAGCTGTTTAGTCAGTTGGGTCATAATCAAAGTACAATCCTAAGCTACCCGGTTATGTTGTGGGCACCTATGGAACGATGGTAAATTTCAGTTTCTTGAATCTATACTTTTCATACCTACTAGCAATGCCGGAAAGCCAAGGAAACACCCCTTCATCACCTGGATTAATTCTAAGCGATGTTGGTGTAAATGTTACGTGCGATGTAATCTCACTAATAAGCTCCCTATGTTTAACAACAATGTTAGTACCGGTGTTACTTATGGCTGGCTATTTAAATTAATTCGAATAGCCCATGGCAGTCCCCTAAGACTTGCCCTTGTTTTTGTTTGATTATTAATTCTTCATGATTATCTATATTTGTTTTATTTATTTATTTATTTGTTTGTTTATATTTCTTTTTCAACCCCCGAGTAACATCTAATCAAATACTACACACTCGTTAAATTGGCCATAGCTAGGCTGCTCAAACCTAATTTTAACACTATTGAAGTGCTACTCTAATACCAATTGCTCCTACGGTGTAATCCCAAATGCTTACCAAAAACTGTACCTAGTTCGGGGTTCTATTTAGGTGCAGTGATATTTCATGCCTTTGGAAAGCATGAAAAATCCGGATTCCACTGTAGAAGCTACCTCTTGCACGTTAGCGGTGCTGATTTTCTAAGGGAAAGTTCTGTAAAATGCGTTGTATACGGGTATGTCGCCAGCTAAGGCTAGTCCACCTTTTCCTACACAAGATGTCCAGAGATCGAAAACATCACGACGTCTAAGATCACAGCGACTGTGTATGTCTTTTGCTATAGCTGTAGAAGGGTTCCTAACCATTTTGTACCCACTAGGGGTCCACACCGGTTTAGTTTGACAAAAGCTAATCTTTTCAAATATGTCAACTACTCCCTCCGACTCCATCGTATATCCCATCTTACCAAACCACTATGTTAAGTCCTAAATCCGATGTAGATCACGCCTTTCAATGATAAGAACACAATCATCGCCGTTGTTAGC